GCCCTTGTGGGTGCGATTTATATGGATCTCGGCCTTCTTCATGCAAAAGAGTTTGTGCTCAGGATTTACAACGACTCAAAATACGTGGATTTGAAATGTATTATGATTGATGATAACTATAAGGATCATCTAATGAAATACTGTCAGATCACGAACGCCCCTTTACCAGATTATAGGGTCATGGGTCATCACGAAGGTGATTTCTATATTGATGCGTATATAAATGGTGAATTTGCGGGGCGGGGACAGGCTAAAAGTAAAAAGCAGGCTGAACAATTAGCTGCTCGTGCATTCTTTGAACAGCTTAAAAATTACAATCCATAATAAATTAAATCAGGATGCATCCTAATGTTAAAAGGTTGCTTGACAAGGAGTATGATGAACAGAGATCAGAAGCATGGCTGAAACTCCGTGGAAACATGCTCACTGCAAGTGATGCAGCGTCGGCTATTGGTACAAACTCATATCAGACACCCGACGACCTTCTTCTCAAAAAATGTGGACTCGGTGAAAAATTTACTGGGAACGAAGCAACTGAATGGGGTACCAAGATGGAACCAGTTGCGATCGAAATGTTTGAAGAACAATCTGGTGAAAAGGTGAATGAACTTGGATTAATTCCACATCCAGAACATTCGTGGCTGGGTGGATCGCCAGATGGACTTACAGATTCAAACTGTTTGGTTGAAATTAAATGCCCTATGCGTCGTAAGATCATACCGGGTCAAGTACCTCTGCATTACCAAGCTCAAATTCAACTATGCATGGAGATAATGGATGTGGAGAGCTGTTTTTTTGTCCAATACGCACCAATTGAAATTTCCTGGCCCAACGAAGCTGTGTTTGATGTTACTGTTGTTCCTCGTGATAGAGAATGGTTTGCGAAATACCTTCCAGTCATGAAAGCGTTCTGGGACAAAGTCCTCTACTTTAGGGAACACATAGATGAGTTACCTAAACCAAAGGAAAAGAAAAAGCGAAAGAAAAAGGAAGTTCCGCCCCCCACGTGCCAGGTTCAAGCACTTTCAGAGGAGGATGTATATAATGACTATTAGGCTCCCTTGTCAAAATTAGCTATCGCTTCGGTCAATAGGGTCGATAGTTCCGTGAGCTGTTTTATATTTTCGTCGTTTGTTTTTTCCAGGGTTTGTATAAGAAGGTCCGTTCTTCTGTGACTGGATTCTATATACCAAAGTGCCCTGTGTTTTGTTATTTCTTTTGTATGTTCCGCGAATGAATATTTTTCTGCGAGACGAACTCGGAGTTCGGTGTTCCTTTTATGTAAACGTTCGCATTCATCACGCAGTAATTTTAAATATTTTTTGGATTTTCCAGACGTCTTTATCGAACTTGCGACCGTTACTGGTTTAAAATTTTGTTGTTTCAGCCATCGCGGGCTTGGTCTAATCATTTTAGTTATTCAAACTTGGATCGTGGTCTTTAATGTATTTATTGATCATTTCAAGTCTGTCGTTATATTTTGCAACTGAATCAAGTTCTATTTCGATGGCTTCCATTACATCGGAATGTTCGCCAATACCCACAGGGTTTGATAGATATATTTCTACATTAGCGCGATGTTTGGCAATCATGCCTTGTGCGTGGGCCTTTAAACATTCAATAATCGTATCTCTAGACATTCTTGAATAACATGATTTCTATCTTTTAAGTAGATCACCTAAGTCATTCAGATCTATGTAAAAAAATAAACCCAAATGACTATTGAACAGCAATACAACCTTGCAAAGGACAACTTCAATGGTAGGCTATTTGCACCCTATCAACGCGAAGGTGTCCTTTGGATGCTCACTATGGAAAATCAATTATCTGGTCCCAAAGGTGGATTTCTCTGCGATGAAATGGGACTAGGAAAAAGTGCGCAATTAATTGCCACGATGCTTGGAAACCCCAAAAAGAGTACTCTACTTGTCGTACCCAAGTCTATTATCACACAGTGGGCGAATGAAATTAAGAAATTTGCTCCTAAACTTTCCGTACATCTCTTTGATGGACCGAAGAGATACCTTAAGGAGGCGGATGTCGTCATTACCCCATATTCCCTCCTTTCAACTATAGAAGATACCCCTATTCATATGAATGTATGGGATAGGGTGATTTTGGACGAAGCTCATGAGATTCGCAACAAAAGTTCCAAGTTGTTCAAGAGTGTATGTAGGCTCAAGACTAGTATCAGATGGATCGTGACCGGTACTCCCGTGTTTAACTCTATGAAAGACTTTGTATCTCTTTGTGCGTTCCTTGGGATTGAAAAATCCCTCGTTCAAGGAATGACTAACAAGATCCACGATATCTACATTCTTCGTCGCACAAAGGATGATCTGGCAAAGATAAACAGTAGATTGGAACTTCCTCCGTGTCACTTTGAAAATGTTGAACTTGATATGTTTCATGACGAGAGACAACTCTACGAGTTTGTGTTTCAGGGTGCACAAGGTATAATCAAAGATGCATTCAAGCATGCTGTCAGTCTCAATTCAAAAAATATGCTCATTTTGGAATGTCTTCTTAGAGCGCGTCAGTGTTGTATTCTTCCACAAATGTACCTGGATGGTATTGCCAAACAGAATGGAACACAACCAGAACAGTGGATTGGGAGATCCAATAAAATGGAGACCCTCTTTCGTATGATTAAATCACACCCACATGAAAAGACCCTCGTTTTCTGTCAATTCAGGGGTGAAATGGACTACATTCAGAAGAATATGGAACGCCCCACTTTTCGTATTGACGGTTCGGTACCAAAGGATGAGCGTGATAATCAGGTCAATTTGTTCAAAAATGCGCCACCGGGTGCGGTATTCATCATTCAAATCAAATCAGGTGGCCAAGGTCTCAATCTTCAAGAGGCGACGCGCGTGTATATCACGGGTCCTTCGTGGAATCCTGCCACCGAGCTACAAGCTGTTGGGCGTAGTCATCGAACGGGCCAGACGAAGATAGTATATGTCAAAAAGTTAATATACAAGGAAACGGATACATTTGTGAGCGTGGAGGAGGAAATGATGGCTCTTCAAGGTCACAAATCAATCGTGTGTTCAAAGGTTCTAAACGACGAAAGAATACAGAGACAGATCCCTGTGAAAAGAACTACAGAAAAAATTTCAATCTTGGATATCAAAAAAATATTCGCTTAATATATATAAAATGTCAGTCGGAAGCCGCGCCGAAGTATTCCATGGAACCGCGGATAGAACCTCAGGGGGTCTTGCCCAACGGGATTTGATGTTGGATCCAAATGATGGTCAGATTAAGTCTGTCCAAGCGCATAAGTCCGCCATTGCGCGAATGAAGAAGGAGGGAAAGAAGCACTTGACCAAGGCGTTCAAGCCAAAGAAGGGTAAGTTCGCCCTCCAACCAAAGGAAGGTACAGCCGCTTACAAAAAGAAGTTGAAGAAGATGGCGTAAAAATTTGTAGATGTACTATAAGAATGAGTCTCATTAAATGGGACGAGTCTGTTAAGTTGGCTAAGATCAAGTTAGGTTTGGACCCTAAGAGATTTACCAAGATTCAGGGTAAACTTCTTAAGGAGGCTCAAATCATATATCACCTTCTTTTATTGAATAAAAATAATGGCAACAAGTAAACCAGTTGATTAGATCTGGAACTGGAAACCCTTGAGATTTTGTGGTTCATATACCACCAATTGATTTAATTTCCAAGTACAACCGAACTTTCTGTTCAAGAAATACACACTATTGAGTTCAACAATAGAATGTCCACTATTTCTTGCATAGAGACCATTGGAGACTTCGGTCTTGATGGGGTTTTTATTCGCATCGTAGACCGCCGCCTTGATCATTTCATTATGGTCTATGTCAACCTTCACACGAAACTTTGGTTCACGGTCGGGATGTTCCTTAACATTTGAATTAAACATTGGAACAAGCTCGTCCTTGGTCATCTTCTTAGAAAAGATCTTTTCACTCTGCTCAACAACGGCATCGATGATTTTATTTTCAATTTCTCGTAAAGAGTCGTAGAACTTTTTAATATAACTTCCATCTTCGTCGTAACCCTTCATTGCAAAATCAATATTGTATTTTGTAGCTCCAACTTCTGGGGTGAATCCCGAAACACCGAAAGGCATGTATAACCGTGGGAATTGAATCCTCATGGGAATACCATCCTTCGTTGAGAGAACAATCTTTCGGTTGTTAAACTCGGAAATTTCCAAATTTTCGATAGCGTCGGTAATTTTGGACATTTTTCTAACTTATTAACCTATCAAAACTTTAAGCTGAGCACGCGACGCAGTCTGGTTCAAGACTGAACTGAATTGGTCGCGCCTTTGCCTTTGATCTCAGATAATACATCCCCGTTTTGAGTCCCTTCTTCCATGCATACATGTGCATGGACGACAACTTGGACAATGTGGGACTCTCCATGAAGAGGTTCATGCTTTGGCTTTGATCAATGAAACGGCCACGGTCCGCAGCCATATCGATAATATCCTTCATCTTGATTTCCCAAACTGTGCGGTACAGCTTCTTGATCTCATCTGGGATGTCCACAATATTCTGAATAGAACCACCAGCCTTCACCATTAAGTCCTTCATGTCCTTAGACCAAATACCAATCTTCTTGAGGTCTTCAACAAGATGACGATTCACAACCACAAACTCTCCCGCAAGGGTTCTTCGAAGGTAAATATTAGTTGTATATGGTTCAAAACATTCGTTATTTCCCAAAATCTGGGCGGTCGATGCGGTAGGCATTGGCGCCATCAAGAGACTGTTACGAAGACCATTTTTCTTGATGTGCTCTTTGAGGGAACCCCAGTCATACATACCACTTAACTTTGTGTCATCACCCCACATGTCAAATTGAAGCACCCCCTGTGACGCCGGAGAACCCTCGAAAGTTTCATATGAACCATCGATCTGCGCCAATTCACAGCTCGCTTCCAAGGCTGCGTGGTACATTGTCTCAAATATTCGCGAGTTAATCTCCTTGGCCTCGTCCGAATCAAACGCAACCCGATGTAAAATAAATACATCGGCGAGTCCTTGAACACCTAGACCAATAGGACGATGTCTCATGTTTGACTTTCTGGCAGTTTCGACAGGATAAAAATTACGATCAATAACTCTATTCAAGTTTTTGGTGACAATCTTTGTGACTTCATGAAGTTTTTGATAATCAAACGTGCGAGTCTCTTCATCGACGTATTTTGGAAGGGCGATCGACGCCAGATTGCAAACAGCTGTCTCATCCTTATCAGTATACTCTAAAATTTCTGTACACAAATTTGAACTCTTAATTACTCCCAAATTCTTTTGATTTGACTTTTTATTGCATGCATCCTTGTACAACATATATGGAGTACCAGTCTCCGTCTGTGACTTGAGAATAGCCTTCCAGACTTCCGTGGCTGGTACAGTCGCACTCGCTCTACCCTCCTCTTCATACTTGGTGAAGAGGGCTTCAAATTCTTCACCAACGGCGTCAGAAAGGCCAGGTGCCTTATCCGGACAGAATAGACTCCATTTACCACCCTCTTCCACTCTTTTCATGAATAGGTCTGGAATCCATAATGCGGAAAATAGGTCTCTACACCTCGCCTCTTCATCCCCCTGGTTGAGTCTCAATTCAAGAAATTCCATGATATCCGCATGCCATGGCTCTATGTACACGGCAATGCTACCCTTTCGGCGACCGGCCTGATTTACATAACGAGCTGTAGCGTTAAATACGCGAAGCATGGGAATAATGCCATCTGATTGACCATTTGTGCCTCTAATACGAGACTTATTGGCTCTCACGTCATGTATATGCATACCAATACCTCCAGCCCATTTGGAAATCTGCGCACATTCCGTCAAAGTTCCATATATACCATTAATTGAGTCTTCTTTATTTGCGATCAAAAAGCAACTGGACATCTGCGGTCTTGGTGTACCGGCGTTGAAGAGAGTTGGCGTTGCATGGATGAACAGACCCTGGGACATTTTATCGTAGGTTCCCAAAACAGATGAAATATCGTCACCATGGATACCGATAGCAACTCTCATAAACATATATTGTGGAGTTTCCATCAGAATGCCGTCAAGGCGCTGAAGATATGATTTTTCCAGGGTTTTGAGACCAAAATAACCAAAATCGTAGTCTCTTTTGGTATTGATGTCGTCTCTCACGCGTCCAGCGACGCGAGCAACTTCATCCGTGACAATCCCAGCCTTTGATAGTTTTTTCATAGAAATGTGGAAATTATTGGGACATACCTTTTGAATATTACTGGCGGTGATACGAGTTGCGAGTATTTCATAGTCTGGATCTACTGTAATCATACCGATACAAACTTCCGCTGAAAGGGTGTCAATTTCCTGGGCGGTAATGCCATCGTAAAGAGACGAGGCAACCTGCTGAGCAACTTTAGAAGAGTCACAATTTTCCGAGAGTCCATACGTTAGATTCTTGATCCTATTGGTGATGTTATCAAATCTCATATCCTCAATACGACCTGAGCGCTTAACGACTCTCATGTTTACTAATTAATATTCGTGTTTTATTTTTAACTTACTTCTTGCATTTATTAAGGTCACTACTTCGCACTGGAACTGGACCAGCAATTTCCTTGCTGCGACTCGTCTGAAGAAAATATGTGTTGTTGTGGAAGCGACCTTCCTTGCCTACTTCACTCACTGGAGCATATGATCCAACGAAGCAGGCTGGGGGTTTGCATGGAATTTGCTCAACGTTCTTAGGTTTGTTTTCGTAAACTTTGTCGAAGTCGGCGAAGTTCAACATTTAGTATTGACGGAGTTTTTTTTCCAGGGGTATATTAAATGTGTGATAACCTCCACCTCGACTCCCTCAAGCAGTGTGAGACTCCACTCAACACCCTGTACTTTTCCGAGTTTAACCAAAATCTTCTTCAGCGTGGAATTCGTCAAACATTCAAGAACAAGACTGGGATTGCAATCGATCGTCAAAACCCAGATGACTTGTATGGAATCATGCGCGTCGTGTTCATTAACAACGCGGGCAACCACCACTCTCATGTGAATCAACAAGTTCAAGAAATGAATGCACGTGTCATTCAAATGGCTTTAGGTCATATCCAAACTGGCGTTTCTCAATATATGTCGTATATTAAAGATATAGATACAATCAACGCCCCCCTGGATCTTCCCAAAAACACAAGTACATATGGCAACAAGGTTGATAAAAATAATAAGATCGGAATCAATTAAAGTTTTGCGTCGTTAACAAAATAAGATGAGCCTCAATTATTATAAATCAGAAACCGAAAAGGTGTGTAAATCCAAGGGGTGGGACCGTGCTGCAGTAGACACGGTATGGCTTTTACTTACCGAAGAAGTCGGTGAACTTGCCTCAGCTATTCGCCAATATAAAAAGACATACAAGAAGACCGGTCTTAAGAAGGAAAGGGGTACAGATGTTATGATGGAGATGGGTGATGTATTTAGTTATCTATTTCAACTAGCTCACATGTTGGATGTTGATCTGGACAAAATGTGGGAGGAACATCGCACCAAAATGAAGACGAAAAAATATAATCTGACGTAAATATAACTATGAGTAAGTATATGCTCAATGATGAAGATGCTATAAATGATGTCAATCCATTTGTCACGCATGATTTCTCCCTTCCAGGGGGTGTGGGACAAACGGGAGATTTCGCAGATTTTTCTAAGACTCGTAAAGAGTCGGGTATTGAAGAACCATCTAAAAGCGTTTTTTGTGATTACGCTTTATGTAAAGGTGTCAACGATAGATGTCCTTTATCTAAACCATTGCACCCACGACGAAATATAGATCGGGGTTTCGTCGTTAAACGACCACTTGGTGATCTTATTAGAGTTGGTGTGGCAAATAAACCCCGGTTTTCCATTACCGGTTGGTTGATAATTCTCATATTCATTTTTACTATTCTATATTACATAAAACGTTAAAAAAGTACTCAAGTCTTGATTCTTCGGTTGTTCTTTGTATTAAATCGGCCAGTGTATCCTCACAAAACTTTCGGATAAACTCCCTTTGCCAAGCACTCTTAATATTAATCCAAGGTGGTTGGAATGTGGGATCAAGAATTTTACTCGCGTGGGCCGTGCGGATATATGTATGTATATCTCTTTTATCGGATAGGATGTTTTCAAGGGCCAATTCAGCCATTTTCTGGCGAACTTCAAGGGTCTTTTCGCACATCGTATCTAAGAATTTCTCATACGGAATGGATTGTGTTTTGGAAGTAATCTTAACCCAGTCAGCCAAGGGTTTTGTGTTAATGTAATCCCTATATGTATTGTAACCTTTACCCCTAACAAATCGTTCATGTTCAATCTCGACGTATTCTAAATCAGATTCAACATCATACACAGCTAGGGCCGATTTAATGAAGGATGACATCATTGATCAACACTCCACTTTAATCTCTAAGTATAGTATAAAAGATGTCCAAGATATCCAAGCGAGCTAAGATCATGGCCGTAGTTGGTGTCGTGGTAATGTGCTCTTCTTCTTCAGTCGCTGCCATGCTAATGGGAGGAGGGGATGATAAATCATCAACCCCAACCCGGGCAACCGGAGCAAAGGCGGCGGGATCCCCCAAGTCATCTCCAAAGTCATCTCCAAAGCCATCTCCAAAGCCATCTCCAAAGCCGGCTCCAAAGCCATCTCCAAAGCCGGCTCCAAAGCCATCTCCAAAGCCGGCTCCAAGGCCATCTCCAAAGCCGGCTCCAAGACCAGCTCCAAGACCGGCTCCAAGACCAGCCCCTAAATCTTATAAACTCATCAACAAACAAACCAAACCCAATCACTGGGGTGGAGGAAATAGTATATATTTAGATCGTCACACAGTTAATTGCGGCAATGATGGGTTGAATCAGTTTAGACTTCGTAGACCAAGAGGTAATCAAATTAATTACAAATACAAGTGTCTCGATGGTATAAACAACGGAACGTTTCACCATAAGAGAACCGGGGCTAATCACTGGGGTGGAGGTCATACCATATACTTGGACAGACACAATGTAGACTGCGGTAAAAATCCTCTGAGTAAGTTTAGACTTGTCAGACCAAGAGGTAATCAGATACGATACGATTATTCGTGTAACGCGAAAAAGGCGACTGGCAGTTGTCATAATAAGAATACCGGTTGGAATCAGGAACATCGAATGAGTATTTACCTTGATCGTCATGATGTTAAATGCGGCCGAAATGAAGTTATTACAGGATTCAAGCTTGTAAGAAACGGTCGAGCGTTTCGAGGACGGGGTAAATTTAGGTATAATTATAAGTGCTGTAAGATGTGAGTAAGCACCTAAGTCATCCAAACTCCCCCCAAAATCAATTAAAACTCAGGAACTGCTACACATAATGTATTCGGCTATTGCCAATAATAGTTTTTCATATCTTCTCACTCTTGATGAGTTTATGAAAGAACTTCCTGAGGAGATAAGACCTTCCTGGATAAAGATTACGACAATCACTATGGTCTCGAGCTTCATCCAGGATATTGATATTAAGAAACTTCGCAGTATTTTCGAAAAAATAGGTTCGTTCAAGTTGAGACGCGCAGGTACCGAAGGTGATTGTGGTTTTGAATGGAAGTTGAAACCCACAACCTTTTACAACCAGGTTACTCTCACATATCATGACAATTACAGTACCAAGTCTGTCAAGGTGTTCCCCAATGGATCTATTCAGGTTGCGGGATGTTGTGACCTCTTTGATTGTAAGAGAATCATCACTCAGTTGACCTACATCTTCAAGACCTTTCTGGGAATAGAAGTACAAGTACCAGTTGATTCTTTCAGGGTTGTCATGATTAACTCCAACTTCTCTCTCAACTACAATATCAATCTCATGCGTGTTTCCCAACACTTTGAGAATCATCCAGACATTTTCAAGGTCTCTTTTGAACCAGACAGATATTCCGCTGTTAAGATCAAATTTCGCCCATCCCAGGATATGAAGGAAATTACAACCAGTATCTTCTCAACAGGTAAGATTATCATCACTGGCGCCGAGACACTCAAGGAGATTGCATTTGCCTATAATATTATCAATCAGCACATCAACGAAGATTCTCAGATTCGTGTATCACCAACGGTGGAAAAGGATGTGTTTAATGTATTCTTGGGATACAAATGTGAATCCATGGTTGAACACTTGAAGGCAAAAGGTTTCACCTCGTGGCTTCACACGATTACGAACAGGAGATTAAATTTCTAAAACTATTGTAAATATGAGCAAAGTAGCTATTCTTGGTTTGGTCGCTTGTTCATCTTCGATGGCCGCCAGTGCCGCATTTGCAGTAATGAACCCAGGTGCGGTAGGTATGGCACCGCCTCCAAAATACAGGTATGTGAGAATTTCACGCAAAAAGGATGGTAATGATCATTGGATGAACATCGCTGAATGTGAAGTATTCGCGGGGGGTATAAATGTTGCTAAGGGTAAAACGGTTACACAAAGTTCTATATCACACCCCGGACGTTTTAATCCACCCATGCTTGTAGACGGAAATAAGGACAATTTTGTACATACCAATAACGGCGATTTTGAATGGTTCTTAATAGATCTTGGTGAAGAATATGAGATTGAAAAGGTTATAATTACAAACCGTCGTTCGTGTTGTAAACACCGTTTGAGAAACACTATAATAGAACTTTCAAAGACGGTCAACGGGAGTAATCCCGTTGACCCCAAGGGATCCAGGGCCATCACCAAAGATGAAGCTATAAAGGCAACGATTACATGGGATGTAAAAACTGATAAAATGACCAGTGCTTAGGTAAATTAATTTCTAGTTGTATTTTAATAAAGATGTCTCAACGACTTGGAATGTCAGACGGGCGATGTTTTACCATTCACTCCTCAGCCCAACTTACCAACAACTATTTGATGCAACAAAATGGTATCAAATTCGAAGACAATTATTCTTTCCGACAAGCCCTCCAAAAAAAGGGTCCAGAGTTTTTGTCCAAGCTCCAAGAACAATCCCGTTCTTCTTGTGACCCATGCAACAAATACACTGATATGTCAGCGACCTATTAGACAGTGTGATAAATCCCGATAAAAACTTTAAAACCATACTCTAGAATGTCACAATGTGCCATATGTCTCAATGAGGTAAGGTCAACAAGGACCAATATCCCTCTTCGGTGTGGACATATGTTTCATTCCCACTGTCTAGAGGAATGGAGAAATAAAGGTAAGAATACCTGTCCCGTATGTAGAAAAGTTTTTGACGTTTCGCAATTTAAGGTGACAGTGACGGTTCAGAACAATTACACAGAACAATCTAATACTGTGTTATTGGAGAATGAAGACGTTTTCAATTTAATGGATATATTTAATATTTCTTTTGATGTTGAAAATACGCTAGATCTAGAGAGCATTCTTGCGGACCTTGGGATGGGTCTTTCCGACCTTGATCCCCTTATCCTTGACGCAGAATGAGCTACAATATCGCTCATAGTTTAGACCAGGGTAGTTCCTATCCGCCTTTCGTGGGTCTTTAATTGCCTTGCCAGATGCATCAACCAGAAGCGGCCCCGTTGCCCACCCCCGCTTGTGGCTGAAAACATTGGCTCGGAAAGCTATTCTCTTATTTGGTGCAAACTTACCAGCGCGCTTTACACGAGAGAGTGGCACCTTGAAGAATTTCGCTACCGATTCCTGTGTATCACCGGGTTTAACACGATACTCCACGACCCTGTGTTGAACATAGAAGTGAAAGTCCCCTTGGCGAATGTAATTTGTTGGTCTTCCAGGACACACAAACATCATGACCTTATAGTATCCCTTCTTACACTTTTCACCAGGTTTCGCGCGATAGACCTTTCCAGGGTTATCGGACAGAACAGCTTTTGGAAGTCCAGTACAAGTTGTGTAATCATTTGGTTTGTTTGAAAGACCCGATCTATCACCTGGAATACTTTTCTGCCAGCGGTAAGCCTCATAATCACCCACGGCGTATGCATAACAATTATTATTACCCTTACCGGTGGCAGTCCCCCAACGACGGTTGGTGAACTTTCTTTCGGAACCACTGGTGGGGAGGTTCTTCATTTGTAATTGATACAGAAAAAAATATAGCTATTTAATAAAATGCAGGTCGTCGAACGCGTCGCCAAATCCGAAACCAAGTCTGATATGCTCACAGAGATTCTCCTCTTTATTCTCAATATTCTCATCGCGACCTTCGTACTCCGATTCGCGTGGAACAGATCCCTTGTTAAGCACATTAGCGCTCTCAAGCCAATTAACACCTTGCTTGACGCTTTCATTCTCGCCCTTTCATTGAGCATTATTAAAGCTTAAATATTCTTATAAAAATCCAATAATTCATTATTGATAAGCTGAAACATTCAACTTATGAGTAATTAGAGTATTTAGATTTCACGGTAACCCACAATCTTTTCGCCATCTGGGCTCACAAGGGTTGGGAAGGCTTCCATACCCGAACACCCACCTTTTTCACAATCTACAAATTTGTATGGTTTTCCTTTCTGCCGCATATAGTTCAACTGTTTCACAGTCCAGCCACATTCCTTGCTCCCGTACACAGTCCATTTTCCCCCGCTTGGAGCTGAACTTTTTGTCATACGGAAAAGAATAAAAATAGCAATGACAGCTAGGGCGATTTTTGTCAATTGTTTACGGCGCATTATTGTATATTATACATTACATATTTTTTATGAGTCTGCACATTTGGTCCTTGGTCAATTTTGGATCTAAATTGAACATCTTCGCCAAATCACCCTTTTTATAGAGACGACACTTCCGTCTGTCAATTTTGGTGTTACCATTCTTGTTGATTGATATCTTTGGTCTCTGTTTCGTGGCTACAGGAGCTGCATTTGGAGATTTAACCCTGGCAACACCGGGTCTTTTTAGTGGCATCTTCTTCTTTTCAGCATTCTTCTGGAGAACAGCCACGGCGCGGCGAATGGCACTTGACTGATTAGCACTCCCGCTACGCACGGGTGGCTGTGGAGGGCGGGGAGCGGCGACCGCTTTCTTTTTCTTTGATGGTAGAACCTTTTTGAGTATACGAACAACGGGGTTCTTCTTTGGTGCACTACTAAAGAATGGATGTTTTAAAATTGTTTCATAGGTTGGAAGATTGTGTTTCGCACCCAATACCAATCTGAAATTATCAACGTATTTGCCCCAACTGGACTCCGTCCACCGCTGTCCCTGCGCTCCTCGGTACTTTTCGGGTAATACATCACGTATGAATTCTTTTGCCTGTTTATAACCACCATACTTTGACAATTCGTAATACATTGAATTAAGAATGTAGTGTGCATCATACATTATGTGACTTTTACTACCAATACCATGAGACGAGGCGAGTTCCCCAGATGTTACGATCGGGTTTCTCACACCTTCCATGGTGGACATACCAAAATCTATGATTACTGGTTTAAATCCACCCTTCGTTTTAAGAATGAGTAAGTTGTTTGAGTGAAGATCGTGGTGTCTGAATTTTGGGTATTTTTTATGAATGTTGGCCAGGTTTTGTATCACTTGTTCAATGACCTTTTTAACAGCGACCTCCCTTGGTTTGGTCTTTAACCACCCCTGAAGGCTTTTACCGTCGATGTATTCGAAATAAAGAATATCGTCCGTGCGACACGATTTGAAATGATACATGCGTGGTGTGCCCATCCCTTTCAATTTTTCGGCAATACGATACTCCATCTTGGCGCTTTCTTCTGTCGTAACCTTAATCGCGACCTGTGTGGCACATTTATCATCGATACATCCATAGAAGACTGTACCATACTGACCCTCCCCTATGGCACGCAATCGCGTCGCCTTATTGATTAAGAGTGGTTTTTGTGTGACCCTAGTGAAAAAATGATTCTCGGGGTAACACGCCTTTGAGACACCATCCTTTTTTCCTCGTAGGATTTTCTTAACTTCTTCGCCAACCGCATTCTTCTGGGAATTGGTCTTGGCACTGTTAGCTATGTGGACAAGATCTGAGAGCTTCACCATACTTATTACAAACTAAGAAAAATTTCTATTGTACCATTCTAAAAGTGACGGTGGCCATTCTGCTTCATCTCCACACTGGGCACATAATTCTTCATGAATATCTTCTTTGGTATGATACCCCTTGATATATTCAAGGATATCTATATTTTGACTACCAATCGCACCAACTAAAGCCGCTAACGAATAAAGTTCCATAATTTCCTCAGACTTAACAAGTGTAAAGGCCGTCTGAACTGTATTCATGAAAACCTCAAACATATCGGCTGCGGTCTCGTGATGTTTGTGTGATGCAATCCAGAAAGTTATATAATCTTCATGTTCGATGGAACAGTCACTAAGTCTTAATTCAATTTCATACAGGATTTGATGTTCATTGACACGAAGCATATCGGGAATGCCATATTTGATCGCTTGCATAAGTTCCATTTTGTTTTGACTTACTTTTGCTATTACAAACCCCGACTTAGGTGACTATAAAATTATCATCGTGCCATTTTTGAATCACTGGGCAGTCAATGTCATAAAGTATGCGTTCCAATTCTACCTCATCTACATGAACCATCGCATGTTCGAGGAGTTTTATATTTTTACTCATCACAGCGCCAACCATCATTGATTTTCCCGACGCTCGCATGATTTCAGTCCAATGATAATGGGAATATTTGCCACAGGCGTTCTTAAAAATCTGGAACATAAGACACCCAGCGGTATGACCTGAACACTTCGCAACCCAATGAATTAGGTATGATTCCGGGTGTTCATATTCTTCTTCTATCTCAAATTCAACACAAGTGACGATATCGGGACTTCTCAACGAAAGACCATCATAATCTCTTTCGTTGATAAGTTTCGCGAGTTCCCGACGAATCCTTAAAAAATCCAGTCTGCGGTAAAGTTTACCAGAGGGTAGGTCGCGTAGGTGAAACATATCTATTTTTTTATGAGAAGTTTTTAATTACAATTATTCTTCATCTACTTCTTCTTCTTCTTCGATTTCAATATCTTCATCAACCTCGTCGGATCCTGGAAGGTCAAGACCCTGGAAGGCGAAAGAAGGAAGCCTGGTAGATTGCTCAAGAAGAGCCTGCTGGAGACGAATGGTTGCACCAAACTTGTTGTCGATAAACCAAATGGAGCTCACATCAACAATAGCCATAGCCTTTTGTCCCTTCTCAATGGTGTCCAGGGAGACGGCTTCCTTTTTCATATTGTAAGCCTCTGGAACAAACGAACCATCGGGCTTGGTAGCAATCTTAAGCTTGAGAGTAGATGGGTACGGTTCCTTACCCGGACGGACAACCGGCTTATACAGAGCCTCGCGCAAAACGGCCACATTGAACTCCTTTCCCAACCATTCCTTCGAGTTCTCAGCGACTGTATTGACAATGATGTCGTCAAGTTCCTTGAATTTTTCCTGAAGTTCCACCGCTTCGGCATTATCTGGATCAAAGCTGAGGTCCAGGGAATACGTGGTGCGTCCCGTGCCCTCGTCCGTAAACGCGCTAAGACCATATGGCGAGCGCATGAAGGGAAGTTGAATGTATAGTTTTTTGTTGTCTCCTCCGTTGAGATAGACGGTCTTTCCGCCATTCTTATTCTTACGAAGTTTTGAAAACCCAACCGAAGCTGGGGAGAATTCAGAGGATCGTTGGATAGCAAGTGACATTGTAGTGGGTGTTATATATTTACTAGGACCCTCGACTTTAAGTCAGTTTTTTTATCCACCTATGGTAAAAGATAATCATGGGCCTCTTTAAAGATTGTGGTTGTGGGTGCGATGGTCGAAAACAACAGGAGAAGCTTATCAATTCCATAATTTCGGGTCTCACCTTTTTCATAATTGCGAACCCAGAAACTTTCCGTCTCATGCGTCGTGTCCTCGGGCCACGAATTGCGACACCAACCGGGTGTCCGTCAACAACCGGTCTTTTATTGCATAGCGTTGTTTTCATTCTCATTGTTTGGGGTATGATGAATATTAAGAATGAAGCTCCCGCGATTCCGGAGGATGAAGATCAACAGGAAGACGAAGGACAATATATTATTAAACCAACGCGCATGGCCGACGTTGTACCAGAACCAGGTGCAGAGGAATCTAAATTTGTTGATACCGGTGTTAAACTTGGTTCAATGGATCTTAGCTCTATATAAGAACAAATGATCGATCAGTTGTTTGTTCAATTTTCGTAAAACTAATATTTTTAAGTTTTTTATGAATATTATTCACATGTTTATGGGTAATAATAAAGCAATTTTCGATAAACATTTGACCATTATATTCCACAATGAGAGGCCCGGGTCCGCCAACCACTGATTGTAGAATTGCGTGCTGGACAATTGAGTGCATGTATGTGTGCCTTGGTTGTAAGATATTTGCATCTTATCTTTATCTCGGTCTAAGTAAATGCTTGGTCTCGGTGTTTCACAGGGACTCAAATTAGAGCAGTTAAAAATCAATGGGAAAGAGCATGTACTTTTTAAAACGGGCGATGGCAAAATATCTGTGGTAGATGCCGTATGTCCTCATAGAGGTGCGAAGCTTTGTAAAGGAAGGGTGAAGGGTAATAACATCCAGTGCCCGTATCATGGTTGGGAATTTGATTCAGACGGAGAACTTGTCAAAGTTCCTTCAACGAATAACATTCTTTGTAAAGCTAATATAAATTCATACCCAACCGTGGAAGATGGTGGGTTTATTTGGTCATCCAAAAACAGGGATAATTTACCCACTAAATATTGCCCAGAGTTATATGATCCAAATTGGGTAAAAGTTTACGGTTCAAAAGAACTTCGGGGGACTGTTCTTGATTGGATTTTAAATGCCACTGATATTTCTCATATTAACTTTGTTCACAACTTTGCCGACGAGGACAATGGTATTATAACGAATACCAAAATTGACATGTTTGACAAGTATGTTGACTGTCGTGCCGTGGTACAACCTAAAGCATCTTCGATATTCACTAAACATATGCAACCAGAAAATGGTTCTGAAATACATAGTCGCTTTGTAGCACCTTATACAACAATCATTCGCATCAAACTTAAAGATCCGTACGAGTTTATTACATTTAGCACGCTTCTCCCCATGGACGATAAAACGACAAAGATGTCATGGTGCATGTTATATCCAAAAATACCAATACTTAACAATCCATTGGTCTATAAAAGATTTAACAATAAAATGTATGATACGGTATCTCAAGATGAAGCAATTGTAAAAGATGTCACACAGGTTCCGCTTAATATTAATGCTAAGTGTGATATCTTTCAGTTGAAAGCTTTGGAACTACTAAAAGTTTAGAAATCTTCGTCAAAACCAATTTCATCCGCATCATCGTCCAATTTTCCATAGTCCCCAACTCTCTTCTCAAAGAAATTAGTCTTCCCATCGAGGGAGATATTTTCCATAAAGTCGAATGGATTCTTTGAGTTCCAAATTGGTGGCGCCCCGATCTGTTTTAGTAGACGATCGGAGACATACTCAATATATTCAGACATCTTCTCAGAGTTCATACCGATGAGATTACATGGGAGAGCGTCTAGAATGAAACCCTTTTCAATCTCGACCGCCTCCTTCACGATGGCGTGGAGGATTTTATTGTTAGGTTTATTGCGTAAAGTCTTGAAAAGTTCCACAGCAAACTCTTGATGGAGACCTTCATCGCGGGAAATAAGCTCATTTGAGAAGCACAATCCCGGCATGAGACCCCTCTTCTTCAACCAAAAGATGGCACAGAATGAACCCGAGAAGAAAATACCCTCGACACAAGCAAACGCAAATAGGCGTTCAGCGAAAGAGTGAGATTTTACGTCAAACCATTTCATAGCCCAAGTAGCCTTCTTCTGAATACACGGCACAGTTTTGATTGCTTCAAATAACTGCTTTTTTTCGGCCGCATCCCTGATGTATTTGTCAATCATTTTTGAATATGTTTCACCATGAACCATTTCATTATGACACTGATATGCGTAGAATGAGCGAGCTTCACTTATCTGAACTTCATCGGCAAAGCTATTATTTATATTTTCAAACACAATTCCATCTGATCCAGCAAAAAAGGCTAGAATATATTTTATAAATTTCTTTTCATTTTCATTCAGGGTCTTCCAGTCGTCGAGGTCTTTAGAGAGATCTACTTCTTCCGCAGTCCAGTTGCTCATTTGAGCCTTCTTATAGAGGTCCCAGAGATGTGGATACTTCAGGGGAAAGACTGTAAATCTGCTTAGGGTAGGAAACAGAATGGGTTCATATTCTTGTTCAACCCACTCCTGGAATTCAAAGAAGTTTCCAATTCGACGTTCATCAATAAATATTTGAGGGTAGGAGTCAAGTCTACCACCACACAACTTCTTGAGTTCTTCCTTCTCGATCATAACTTTTTCATATTCAACACCTTCCGACTCACATAACGAGACGGTGTGGTCACAGTACTCGCAGCCCTCCTTCGAATAAATTGTGATTTTCATCTGTGTTATTATTGTTGATAATTTTTTGCCCGAAAACTCTAAGCATGATTGTGCCATCCGAAATAATTGAAAATGATATAATTAAACTACTTGTAAACGAAGACAACATAGAGGACGACTTCCTAGCTGTTGTGGGAATGAATACTGGCCTGACACTCGGAGTAAGATATCTAAACCCCACCGAGCTCATATATAAGTCGGCTTGTGTCTATAAACTTGATGACGGTGACATGAGTCCGGCTCCATATGAAAGTGTGATGGAACACCACCCAAGTGGAACAACCTTTGAGGATTTGGAATTCAAAATGATCGAGAATGGCCTGTATGCTAATATAAATGAAATTGACATCGAAGATTCTGATTCTGAAATCTACGATGGTGACGAGAGTGATTCAGAAATGGATGACTTTATCGTACCAGATAACGAGATTGACGGTGAAGTAATTCGTCCTCCTGACTATAAAGCCATAGACAAGGAGTGGAACGCATGGGAGCCAAAATCTCCAGGGGCGCGTAGTTTTAAAGAAACCGTTGATGCTATTGAAGCCATGGCCAAAGCGCGTGCAGACAACCTAAGTTTTGGTGCGTAATTACAAAATACAAAAAAGCTCGCCCCCAATTATACCAATATGCTGGCAGCTATCTGGTCTGATTTAGACCAATTATTACCCAAACCCAATGTTAACAAGCCAGTTAATACAAATTTTTGTCGTGAGTGCTCGGGGGTGAAAATCATTTCACCCGAAGGTCTCCCCACGTGTTCAGAATGTGGTCTCATTGAAGACAACTTTGTTGACGAGAAGCCCGAATGGACAAGTGGTATTACAGATGATGGACGCGTCAGTGATCCCTCGAGATGTGGTACTCCAAATGCAAACCCGGAACTCTTTTCGCAGAATTGGGGCAAGGGTACTGTTATTTCAACTCAACGCTCATCAACCTACGAAAACAAACGAATGGCAAAAATTAATTTCCATATGTCAATGAATCATAAGGATAGATCACTGTTCCATGCATACAGGGATATTGACGAAGCTTGTCATGCGCTCCCAGATGTGGTGCGCAAAGACGCAATGATGATGTATAGAAAGTTTAACGATGAAAAACTTACTCGCGGTGCAGTCCGTCTCGGTATCAAAGCAAATTGTGTACTTTACGCTTGTAGACTTGCTCAATTTCCACGAACAACCAAAGAAATCGCTGATATGTTTGGTATTCAGTCTAAAGATATTAGCCGGACAACACAAATATTTAAAGATACAGTTATGGGTATCACCGAAAAGAACTACGTGACGAAGGCCCACGACGTCATGCAAAGACTTCTCAACTCTTTTGACGTCACGAGAGAGCAACATCTCCGATGTAACAGGATGTGTACTAATACAGATGATTGTGTAGAGCTTATGAGTAAAACACCGACTAGTATTGCGTCTGCTATTATTCACATTGTACTTGGTTCGGAAGTAACAAAGGTACAGGTGTGCGAAAAATGTTCGGTCTCTGTACCGACACTAAATAAGATTGAGAATATCGTAAAAAAACACTTAGAGGCTAAAAGACTACTTTAATAAAGAATGGTGGTCAAATTGTTTTTGGCCACACCATGCTACGGTGGTTTATGTTTAGAAAAGTATGTAATGAGTATTATAAGGCTTCAGATTCTATTAATTAGGGAAGGTATCCAGTTATACATGGATACCACCGAAAATGAATCACTCGTCCACAGGGCTCGTAACGTCGCTGTGGGTCGGTTCATGCAGAAAAGTGATTGCGATTACTTCATGTTTATAGATGCTGATGTTCATTTTGATCCCGAAGCTGTTGTCCGCCTTATTAAGTCCGGTCATGATGTAAGTGTTGCGTGTTATCCCAAGAAGGTGGTTAACTGGGAACAAGCCGCATCCGCAGTGAAGGGGGGAGATGAACGTAATATGGCGATGTTGTCTTCAAGTCTTGTGATTAACTTTGGGGCGGCAAATAGACCCGTTAAGGATGGATTTATAGAGATACTGGATGGTCCCACTGGTTTTATGTGTATCAAGAGGGATGTTTTCAAACAGCTGGAGGAAAAATACCCAGAATTGTGGTGTAAAAATGATCATCAAAATAGAGACTTTGATGATTATCATGCAGCTTTTGATTGCATGATCGATCCGGGCAATCGTAGGTATTTGTCGGAAGACTACGCATTTTGCAGAAGATGGCAGCAGGTGGATGGTGGTAAAATATACGCAGATGTAAATACAACTCTCGGGCATGTAGGAAACTTACCATTTACGGGCTGTCTCAACGAAAGGCTTAAGGCTTAGACACTTTTAATTTATATTATGAACCTCGTTACTATAATTGTTACCCGTTCCAAAAGTTGTCACGTTAAAACGCTACATGCAATTCTACGCATGAACTTGAAATGTATACAAGAGCGAATTCACAATGAAATTGTTTTTGTTGATGATGACCCATATAAGAAATCCGATGTTATTCAGAAATATATACGAACGTGTGATCGAATATTTTTTGTTGATTTTGGTGTAGGTGTGGATCAGGAATCATTAAACCAGGTTTTTGAAAAACATGAAGGCATTGGTTGCCTTGTTTTTCCGGGTGTCAAGGAGGGTGTGGATTGGGGGTTGTTTAAGAGTAAAGTTTCCAGTGATACAAAAGAACCAGTTGAACAGATGGGTCTCCATTTTGACACAGAGGTTGGTAACGAAATTTCTAAAAACATCTACACCGTGAAAAGCAGTGAAGCCCGTGTGTGGCTGATAAATACAAAAAATGTTATAAAAAGTATCAAAGACAAAAAAAATGGAAATATAACAATTCATCCTAAAACATTAGAAAAGTTCAAAGAAAAGGGTGTGAAGATTTGTGCGTTTACAGCAGCTAAGTTAACAATGACATACACACATGAATGTATAAGTAACATCCTGAACGCGGCGGGAGTTAAAGCGAGTTAAAGTTTAAATTGTATTACAAAACATGTCCTTCGAAGAGCACGTGATAAATTATATACACAAGGTTTGGGGAAGTCGGGATTATTTCCCCGGGCCCCAACCAGTCTCTATTGAGTATCGTCACTTCCCCATTCTCAAAAGCAACGAGTATGTTGTTTGTGAGAAAACGGACGGCGAGCGACACATGCTTGTCGCCTTGACATATGAGGGTAAAAATAAATCTGTATTTGTAAACAGAGCCTTCAATATTACCCCGGTATCTATACGATTACCAGCATCTGCGTATAATGGAACCATTCTTGATGGTGAGTTGTATGATAATACGTTGTTTATATACGACGCCATCATCGTTAATGGTGAACCCGTGGGGCAACTCAATTTATATGGAAGACTTGAAGCGGCTAAAAAAATCACGAATTCTGTGATTAAAATGAAATTTGATAAACATCGATTGAAAATGAAGACGTTTCATCATATGCGCGATTATGACGAATTCATGTACAAGTACCTTCCTACCGTTCAACAGAATGTGGATGGTCTCGTTTTCACACCCATAAATGAACCAATGAGGATTGGTACGCACGAAACCATGTTCAAATGGAAACCCCGAGAGAAGAATACAGTTGATTTCTATATGAAGAGGGGTGAAAGTTTTAAAGGGGTTGGGCAAAAGGGAGAACCGGTTTGGAAACTATATGTCCAAGAAAAAAAGAAATTATTTTACGAGAGTGAATTTGAAGTAAGTAAAATGAATGAACCATGGTTTGAAGATGGTGCAATTGTCGAATGCATGTATATTACTTGGGAGGATGGACCATTGTGGTGGAAACCACAAAAGAGGCGCCGAGATAAGACACACCCAAATAATCGCCGAACATTCTATAATACCATCACAAATATCAAAGAAGATATTCAGATGAAGGAGTTTTTAGATTGTAGACCATCACGTAGTGACCACCCGATGTAAGAAGATTAATCTCATTTAAAAATTCATCGTTCGCGCTATACCATTTGTCTTCGCGTCTAACAAAGCTAACGTAATGACCATCCATTTCGTTACCTATGTGTGTAGCACTCGCGATTAAATTGTATTCATACTTGTCAATCAACAACTTTTCGATCACACTTATGTTAGTTTTTTTATCGAGGGAAATTATAAGAACTTGTGGAAGTTTTGAAAATAACATTCTGGTAGTCGCAACATTGTGTATTTTGCCATTCGTATCTTCAAAATTTTCAATCACATTCCAACCTGTGCTCTTGTTAAGCATTTCGCCCAAATTGTCGCCATTTGTTGATGTTATATGAATGCTAAAATCCTCACTTGTAGATGTTTTTCCCCCGGGCCACACGGTTTCTTGTGTTTTTTTACCATAAAACCAAGACTTTATAATGGGAGAGGATCTCACGAGAATATCTATAATACATAAAATTGCTTCTTGTGCATCTTGTGGATCCGCATTATCAAACCTTGGAAAGTGTTTGAAAAATTCGCGCATCAATGGTTTTAGATTTATACAACCCTTTTCTTCTGATACCCAATAAAACTTTACAAGTGTTTGATATAATTTTGTAAATTCACAATCACCTTTATAATTAGTTTTTAAAAAATAGTTTGAAAGAACTGGGATATGAAGAAGGCATTGTACCACACTATTGAAATAGCATGTATTTCCGAGGTTTAAAAAACCTCTCATTACAATTTATACATAAAAAACACTTAAGAAAATACCGCGTAATAAAAATGTAAAAACCATGCACGACATTAAGTCTATTGTTGATAAGATCTTCGCTGTGTTTGAATCTCACAAGGATGAAGAACATATTGAAATGGAACTCCGTCTCGGAAAACACAATGGAACGTTCTTCGATACAAATGTTGGTAAGGAGAATTTTGAAAGAGTTTTAGAAGGTCTCAGAAAGTATAACGCTTGGGAAAAAACGGAAACTACAGAATCCGATGTTTATTACAGTGATAACAATAATATTCGTCTGTCTGTTAAAAAGGATACCGGAGACGATGGTGTAATGGTTCAGAAGATTAACGTTTTGAAAGAAGACTTTACCGGAACACCAACTGATATGCGATTTAGTATTTCGAGAGAAATCCCCACTTGGGGTGAATACGAAATGGATAGAGTTCGTACCAAGACTCGTCATTCATTTGTGAGAAAGAATCTCACTATTGATATGACTATATCATCGGGTGATAATGCTGATATGGATTCCGAAGAACCGTGTTCATACCAAATTGAGTTTGAAATCGTCAAACCACAAGATGTCACATGTCGTGACGAGTTCTTCAATATAATTCATAAATTGAACGATTTATCCAAATTAATTCCTGTGTAATAAATAAGATGTCGCGTTATATATTTCTAGCCCTATTGGCCGCCGCTCTTATATACGAAACCGAAAAGCTATCTGACCAGATTGGAGGTTCTAAGAATTTCCATATCAGTGCAGGTAATTCCAAACAAATGTACCTTCTCATGCGCAGAGAGGGTATGAGTCAAGAAAACCTAAAAAAGTTCGTGCAATTGGAGGATCGTTTTCTCCAAATTGAACGAAATTCTGTGTGCTCGGGTGTTTCCCACATTGTTGAGGCAACAATCTTATCAAACCTGATAAAGGAAATGTTCCCAAGATATAACTTCGCATATCATACGTACCATCTCAAGCAAGTGGGTGAACCAATTAAAACTGTGAACTCACGAGTATTATGTTGATTAAATTCCAGATCATCATATAATGCTTGGGGCTGTCGATCTTTTGATAATTTTTAAGAATGTGTAAGATGAGCTTATTATCATCTTCAATGCATAGCTCGCCGGATCGCGTCCCGACACCGTCCACGTCCTCCTTTCTAAATTTTTCATCAAATTTATAATCGATCTCAAGTGACGACCATTGCGAGTTTTGTCGCCCCTGTCTAATGTAATCAGCTATAACGTAAATAATTGCGTCCAAGAACTCTTCGGTTGCCATTTCGATCCAAGAGTTGTTAGGTGTTCCCCATTCCCTCGTGTCCGAGTTAACAATCACCCCATGCCCATATCGCTCCTTTCCAAATTCAAGACGTCCCACGATCTGTTCAGCAATCGTTTCCATGTTTAATAAGTCTATGACTTATTCCTTAAGTTTAACCACGTCTTTTTATATTTTTCAAGTTGTTTCATAGTTGGTCCTTGGTTCATAATATAATTTGTCGCTGCGTTTCTGTACTGAGTTACAAGTTTCTTTGGTACACTCGCGACATTCAACTGATTACGAATAACCTTTCTTTCTAAATTTCTACCTCTCTCACTCTTCCACCGATTAACGAGTCTCTTTTTGATAATATCCACATCTCTCTTGAATGGAACACCCCGTTTATTTCCAGTATTCAGTTTGTTAAGACGCGTTTTCATCTCCTTAACGTCGTTGTTGAGAGAGGGCATTATATTCTTGTAGCGATCCATCCATCGTTTGCCATAAAGTTTGACAATATCTTTGCGAATAGAGTTTTCATTAAGACCCCTCTTCTTGATGACTTGTTCCCTCTTTACATTTCTCTTCTTTTTCGCCACTTCTTTGCGGGTGGGTGGCGTCTTTGGCTTGGGCTTGGGAGCAAGCATGGCGTTGCGCGCCTTTTCAATCTTCTTACAGAGGGTGATTTTTGTCTCTTTGGGGTCTAGTTTAATATTGAGGATACCAGCAACTCTGAGGAGTTCGGTTTTGTTGTATCCCGTACAAGTGGCTCGCCCAACCTTGAAGTTCTTACCCGAACCAGCTAGAGTAACATTCTTCTTCTTTTGGGTGTTACGGAAAGTGGCACTCTTCACCCCCGAAATCTTCTTAATCTTTTCACATATCTCCTCCTTCTTTGTGGATGCTGTGATTCCAACGACACCCATCTTTTTTGCGAGATCCACGAGTTCCGACTTTGGCATTCGCATGCATTGTTTGGTATCAATCTTTAGGGCCGCCGTTTGTTTCTTACTCAGGACCTTCTTCTTGACCCTTTTAGTAACTGTTTTCCCCTTGACCAATCTATTTGGTACAGACGCAGTTAGGGAGATTTCACCCTTTTCGTAAAGTACTTTTGCCAATTGAGATCCATCGGTATATGCTCTAAGCATATCCGCGGGTGTCGGAGCGCCCGATATTTGAATGTTACCAGACTTGGCCAATATGTATTTATGACCTCTATATGTGAGATACATAAATGGTGAGAGTTCCGCGTCATATTTGACATCCATCGCGCCGTAATTGGACACAAATCTTTTTGTGAGTAAGACCAAATTCTTGAAAACACCATTCACTCTAAACTGACCACTGAGATTATTGTATTGAAATGGATTGTAGAGGAAGGCTTCCTTCTCACTGTAGTTATTAACAATGAATCGGTGGATGAGTTCGGGTTGATTTGAAATATTTGACCCAATAAACCCGCCCGAGAAGCGAATTTTACCATTTCTATAAAAGTTGACTGTGGCACCCTTAGATTCGGTGTCATCGGAAATTACAACCTTCAATTGAACGGTAAAAAAGTCCTTGTTAAGGTCACCCCTCTTTCCATACTCACGAGTATGCGAGAAACCTGTAGTAAAACGCCCATAAATACCATTGATCTCTTTAGTGTCTAAATAAAGACCTTCGCCAATTGGTGTTTTAGGTAATGGGGTCTTAAGGAGAATCTTTTTGATATTGATTCGGGTTTCGGAACTAAAATTCTTATTCACGGTTGCGTTGAACATTCCTGGGTTCAGTTTACTGACCCTGAATGTCAAAGGGGAAGGTACAGGATTCATGGCCATTGCAATAATTTCGTTGGTATTATCATTGCTATTTGAATTATGAACAAACTCGGCAAACTCCCCGTAGTTTTCGTTGCTCATAATATTATTTTTGAGGCGAGGAGGGAATGCCATATCCGCCTCAATTTCTTTGATTAGTGCATTATTTGACGCAGTCGTAGAAACAGAACTTGGGCTGTTTGTGGGGCGCACTTCTACCCCCGACTGCTTGACAAACTCCCTGAGCTGCTGACTCATATCTACTATTGGGTATTATTTTTTTAATAATTATCTGTAAATTCAAGGGATTCTTCAACCACATCTAAGCCGTAAATGACTGGTTGCTTGGGATAACTTCTACCCTTATAGTTAACTACCTCTTCCCTGACATCAATGTCACGAGAGCTGAATGGTCCAGCGTAGAAATCTGGATTGAACTTGGGCTTACCCAGGTTATTTGCTTGACAATGCTGATTGAACACCTGGATGAATAATTTTTGGGGCACAAAGAGTTCCTTTCCAAATACAATATTTGTGCTTTCCAGGAAGTTGTGGAGTGTACTCGCAACCATAGCCACTTGCTTCTGAATCTTCTTGAAGTATTCTGGAACCACATTCCATATATCTTTGTTCCTGTATTTGTTTGAATAATCAAGATAGGCCTTCACACACTTGAGAAGGATAATCGGTAGTTCGCGATTCAGTTTTTCGTCAAGTTGTGGATCTGCCTCTCTCACCTGTTTTGAAAAGTTCCACGCCAAAATACGACGGAGAACGGAGCCAGAGTTATCCTTCCAATTTGGAACCTCATTCCCCCCGAGGACACCTGGAACGTTCCACTCAATTGAAACCGCCGTCTTATTCTTCACAGCCACTGACACATCTTCACCCGAAACCATTGACTGAAACTCGGCTTGTTCAAGGGCGAGATCACCCTTTACCTCTGGTGCAATAAACATAAATGAGTCCTTAATAGCCGAAAGTCCGAACTTCTTTTCAATATTGTTTGAAAGGGTGCCGACATCTTCATTCTCATAGAACTTTTTGAATACCTTTGTAATCAGGGTACTCTTACCGGAACGCGCGATCCCCTTGAAAAAGGGGATCACCTGCCAACCGTCAAGCTCCCCCACATCGTAACATAGACGACCACCCATTACATACGCCCAGTTACACACCTCCTGGTCAAATTTCTGGTATCGGAGAACCGAATCAAACCAGGGTGTTGGAATATCTTGCCATTTTTCAATGTGTGAGAAGTCATCAAATTGTTGGTCAAAGTACTTACACGCAATGATCGTCGGGTCAAGGCATCTAAATTCCTGACTTTCATAGGGGTAGAAGCAACAATCGTATACACCCCTGTCTGGAATCCATTCTTTACCGACAAAAACACCGTTTTTGAATGACCACACATGACGTCTCTTTGTAATCTCGGGAAATTGTGCATCGACACACTTCGTCATATTATCAATTACGTCACGAAATACAGAGCCCCGACTCGTAAAATTTTTCCATGTGATAAAATCATCATCCTTCTGCGCGAGAGAGTATACAAACTGTTCAATAGTAAATTTTGGTTGCCAGGCCCGTGTCCGGTGACCTTCAACTGTCCTAATTTCTTCGCAGCACTGACCTTTGTATCGACGGTAACCAGCTTTGTATGTTTGGTCGAGGGAATATAGAAGACACTTTTGAAATGGTGTAGCCTTTTCAATCTCTTCTTCGTCCATTGTTGATGGGTCGCCATTTGACGTAAACTGCGGCTGGGCTGTTGGGTTATCAACTCGCTCGAATGATGTGTAGTGCCTCCGAATGTTTTCATACCCATCACTTAATTGTTTGAGAATATTGTTAATACGTTTAACCATAGTAATTCCGTCGTCGTTTAACTCTTTTTTGTGAATTTTTAAATCGCGTATATGGTTTTTTAAATTAATAAGATACGTACGTTGTCTATCACGGTTACCCTTGATGGCCAGAACATCAATCCGATGTGGGATGGGATTCCCATGATCATCAAAATTATCAGAATGAATAAATTGGCGATATCCCAGCTCGCGCGCGTTTCTAAAGTCGTTAGTTTTCAGAGACCACGCCTCTTCGAACCTATCAACGGTTGTATACACATGCTCTTCTTTCATTGACTGGATGTGTTCTTTCTGAAGCTGTGTCAAGGCCTCATATTTGTCGGGTTCCTTATCAATGAAATGCGTGTGTTCCATTCCTATATTTAATGAATAATGATTTTTGTTTCTAAGCTTATTTTGAGGGTTGCATTTTAGAAAGCATTTTAATTAGGATTTTATTTTGAGTTTCCAATTGGTAACAAAGATTAACTAGGGCCGAGCATACAGTGTCCCCATCGGGGGTCGCGAGGAGAGAAGACATCAAGGACACGACGTTAATATCATCGTCGCCAAAATCCAAATCTTCATCGTCGCCAAAATCCAAATCTTCTCCTTGAACTTCCTCTCCATCTTCGTCCACTGATACAATTTCACCTTCCTCGATTTCTTCAACTGACTCTTCATCCTCAGGACGTGATGACATTTTACATTCGTCTGAGAAAAGATCGTGATCAAAATTTCGCACCTGGTTGCGATTTCGCCCAAAATTATTTTCTCTGCTTATAGTACAAAAACTTTCACAATGGCTGGTGGCCTCATGCAACTCGTCGCCTATGGCGCCCAAGATGTCTATCTCACTGGTAACCCTAAGGTTACATTCTTCCAAGCGGTGTACAAGCGTCACACCAACTTCGCGATGGAAAACATCGAACAAACTGTCAACGGTACCGCGGCCAACTCAGGCCGGGTGTCCGTGACCATTGCCCGTAACGGTGATTTGGTCGGAGACATGCACCTCGAGCTTGAATCTGATGTTAACACCACTGTTACTTCTGACGCTACCTCCGACAACAACTGGGTTGCGGAGCGTGCGATCAACAACGTCGAACTGTCGATCGGTGGACAGCGCATTGACAAGCACTACCAAAAGTGGTGGCGTTTGTACTCCGAGCTTTACTTGGACGAGTCCAAGAAGGCTAACTGGGCTAAGCTCACTACTGCCAAGGATGGCAAGACCGTCTACTTGCCTTTGATCTTCTTTTTCAACCGCAACCCAGGTCTCTATTTGCCATTGATAGCGCTTCAATACCACGAAGTACGCATCGATATTGACTGTGCGTCCGACATGGAAACTTACCTTAACAAGAACGTTTTCAAGGTCTGGGCCAACTACGTGTATTTGGACACCGAGGAGCGTCGTCGCTTCGCGCAAAAGGGTCACGAATACCTCATTGAGCAAGTTCAACACACTGGCTCCGACACCGTGACCTCCGCGGGTACCAAGCAAGTCCGCTTGTCTTACAACCACCCAGTCAAGGAATTGGTCTGGTGTTTCTCCAACACCCTCGCCCGTTCTTCTCTCTGGAACTTCACCTCCGCCAACAACGATTCCGAAATCGTTCTCGAGAACGACCCACGCGGCGGTGCGGCCTCCAACTGCTACGTCCCAGTCGGCGTTGCGGGTGGTGTCCCACTCTTTGATGCGGAGTCCTCTACCGCGGATTACACCGAAGAAGCTGCTGGTCCATTGAGCACCTTCAAGCTCGTCCTCAACGGCCAAGATCGTTTCAAGGAACAAAAGGGTAAGTACTTCAACCAACTTCAAGCGTACAACCACCACACTGGTTCCCCATACCCAGGTGTGTACAGTTACAGTTTCGCCTTAAAACCAGAAGAACATCAACCAACAGGGACATGTAACTTCTCCCGCATCGATAACGCTCAAGTCGCCGTTACTATGAACTCTTCCGATGCTACTACCATGCATATGTTCGCGACCAACTACAACGTCCTCCGCATCCAATCCGGTATGGGTGGCCTCGCGTTCTCCAACTAAGCTAATTACCGCTTAAGTATGTATAATCTAGTCGCGTTTTAAAAAATATAAACACAAGTATTAAGATACAAACAAATATCTTAATATCTGTCCTTTGATCTCAGCGATGAAGAACAACAGAGGAAATGTTTTCATTATACAAATCTTCAACTGCTCCCAGCCCGTGAAAATCTCGCGAAAAATAACAAAATAATCTCCACGTAATTTAAAACACAATGGCCGAAAGAGATAACAAGACAAAAACTATCGCAATCTGGGTCCCAGTCTCAATTCTCCTCTTGGGTATTGCGACTACCACCTACATGATTTCCCGTAACGGTAAATCTGGGTATGCTAAATTAAAGTAAACACGCGTCATATGAATATAACAAATGCAGGACATTTACACGGATGGTAGTTGCATCGGTAATCCGGGACCGGGAGGGTGGGGTGTTGTAGGGCCAGGAATGAGAGTTTCGGGTGGACAGGACAATACTACAAACAACGCCATGGAACTGACTGCAGCCGTTAAGGCACTCGAACAATGCATCGCTCGCAACATTCTTGAGATAACACTATTCACGGATAGTACCTATGTCAGGAATGGTATAACTTCATGGATTAAAAATTGGAAAAGAAATGACTGGCGTATAAAATCGGGCGAACCGGTTAAGAACAAAGAGTTGTGGATTCAGATTGATACACTTATACAGAGAATGAATCTGGTTGAGTGGCGTTGGGTAAAGGCGCATAATGGACATCCACAGAATGAACTAGTGGACTCTATCGCGTATCAGGAAGCGTTGGAAATTAAAAATGCTAAATCTGCGGGTAAAGCGACAACGACGCGAGCGTTGAGTCTCAAAAGCAACAAATTTTACGGTGTCGTTAAAGGTCATGTTCCGGGTATATACACTACATGGGACGAAGCTAAAGAACAGGTTCACGGATATAAGGATGCGATGTATAAATCTTTTAAGACTGAAGCGGAAGCTAAAGAATATATGAATACACCGCCGCCAAACGATCGTATATACCTGGATGTACCCTACCAAGAAAAGGACGTTGTAAAATCCCAGGGTGCCAGGTGGGATCCAGGTAAAAAGAAATGGTGGGTGCGTGATATCACCCCGGAGCTTGAAAAATATGTCTGTGTAAAATAATGGGTGACACTCAGGTAAGTGAAGACCCCCCGGCACCGTGGTGCGCGGCACAGGAAAGGCTTCTTAAATCGTGGGCGGAGCGGGCGGCGGGTTATCGATGGTTACATAATCATTCCCGTCTCCACTATAAAAGACAAAATGACCACCTGTCATATCCAAGTATAGTGATAGCGAGTGTCACGGGTGTTGGGGGTTTTGCTGTTCTCAATCCAAGTGGAAATGAAGACCTGGACAATTCCACGAGAGCTAAAATTATGATTGTCCAATACTTTTTTGCATTCCTGAATGTAATTGGTGGTATCTTGACGAGTATTTCAAAATTTAGTCAGAGTTCCACATTAGCTCAGAGTCACTCACAGATGTGCGTTCAGTATTCCAAGTATTATAGAAATATAGACATGGAATTATCTCTTGATCCTTGCCGTCGCGTTTGTGTTATAGAGTTTGTGAGAAAATGCCGCGAAGAGTATGATCGACTTCTCGATGACGCCCCCGATATCCCTTCTATATCTATCGAAGCGTTCAATTTAGAATTTCCAGAAAAGGTGAACAAACCTGACGTGTGTAACGGTCTCAGTATTATAGTGAGCGACGAGACCTCTTCAGAACTCGCGTCAAAGAGAGCCGTGACAAGGTGGCTCAGTGCTATAGCCGGTATAAGACGAAAAAGTAGAGATGATCTAGGTAGAGATGATCTAGGTAAAGTTGAATCACTCTAGCATTTTAATAAAAATGGTATAAAAGCCTGACACAATTATAACTAAATGAACATTGGAATACTCACGGCTGGTGGTGTCTGCCCGGGTGTCAATACTATTGTTCGCTCTATTACCCTTCGTGAAAAAAGTCAGGGTAATAAAGTCCATGGTTTCCGCAGTGGATTTAGAGGTATCAATGAAAATGTTAAAGAGTATTTTGATCAGGCATACATTGATGATGGCCCAGTTTCACTATTAAAAACATCGTATGACTACGTTGATATTGATAGAGCAGTTGAGAATATTTCCGGACTTGATCGTCTCTATTGTATATGTGGAAATGGCACTATGAAGTCTGCGCGGGATTTAGCCCTCGATGACCGAGTGGATACAAATATCATTGGTATTGCTAAAACAATCTACAATGATATACCGGGTATACAATCCATTGGTTTCCAGACAGCTGTCCAAGAACTCGCGAAATATATTGATTGTGCGTACATTGAAGCGACTTCCACAAACTCTATTGTTTTCTTAGAAGTGCCCGGAGTAAATAACAGTGATTTGGTAACACACGCTGGTTTCGCGAGAAATTCAAAGATAACGAATGTTATT